AGTCAAACGGCTTGATTCGATGCTGTATGGCACAGTAGAGGATATTGATAAGTCTATAAAACGCATTGGGAATCAACTTGGATGGAAAGTCGGAAAAATCCCCCACTCTAATAAAGCCAATTATGACTTGAATTTATCGTCAAGTAAGATGTATGATGTTTATGATGATATTTGTAACAATAATCAATTTGATATATTGCTATATCATCGAGCAAAAACACGACTGGGAAAACAATGAGCAAACTAGCTTTGGTACGTGACAAGTATCTTAATCTATGGGACATTGGCAATTATTATGGCGTAGTTGACAAAGGCGTGGAATTGCTGTTATGTGGTACTAATGAAGTTGATTGGGACAGCATAATGGAATACTACCCCAAAGCACGTTTCGTAAATTATACTAATTTATGGGAAGTGTTGGAACACGATCCAAATGTAATTGATGTGCCGGACGCTTTCTATCCTTTCAGCCAATATTTTACTGACAGGTTCGATAAAACAGTCGTAGTCGGATGGGAAAATCTACCGGGCAAGAACCTATTCAGCCAGAAGGCATTGAAATGCTTGAAAGATGCCTGGAAATGCACAGCAAGAAGTTCAATGGCAAGAGAAGAATTGATGTTCAACGGCGTACCGAATGAAAAGATAAACACTATTTACGGAGCAATTGATATTGACTTTTTCAAGCCTGATGATAGTGTTGAACGAGGCAACCACGTTTTATTTGTTGGAAGGGTAACGCAGGAAAAGGGATTTTTAGACCTGTTGTGGGCGTTACATAACACTGGCATAAAACTGAAAGTTGCAGGTGTGACAGAGCCACCATTGCAATATCAAAAGTGGCTATCTCAACTTAATGTTGACATTGAATTTCTTGGATTTTTAAGTAGAGATGAATTGGTTAAGCAATATCAGAAAGCAGGATGCTTATGCGTCCCGTCATTGCCATTGATAAATGATACTGACCCTTACGGTTCGTGGCTGGAACAATTCGGACAGGTGTTTATTGAAGCAATGGCTTGCGGTTGTCCAGTTGTGTCAACCCGTTCAGGGGCAATTCCTGAAGTTGTTGACAGCGGGGGGATTTTAGTCAACCCAAGAGATTGGCCTGATTTGCGAAAAACTATTAAACAAATTATCAAAAATGGATATGGAAAAACTGCATCTGAGATGGGGCGAACTGTTGCTGAATTTTGCTATGACCAAAATAAGATAGCTAAACAAATTGTGGAGTGGTATGAGCTATGAAAATTGCCTGTTCAATGATTGCACTTAATGAGGAACAGTATATCGGTAATGCTATTGAAAGTATTGCTGAATATACGGATGTGTTGACTCTGGTTGACGGGGGCAGCACTGATAAAACTGTTGATTTAGCCAGAGGCATTTGTAAAAAAAGTGGCATAGAGTTTATCTTGAAAACGAAGTTTTGGAATAATGATTTTGCCTGTTCACGAAACGAGTCATTATCGTTAGTACCATCTGATGTTGATTGGTGGTTCAGGATTGATGCCGATGAGACATTCGGAACTAAAATAGCCAACAGTATCAATAATGTGTTGTTAAATATCAAACCTGAGATTCGGGCAGTGTCAATAAAACAGGTAAATCTGGTTGATGTTGACCAGAAAACCAAGACATTGTTTTATTCGGCAGGACGGGGTGGGTGGGAAACACATCCGCGATTTTTTAGGAACTTGAGATTACCAGATATGTCATCAGCCTGGAGATGGACAGGGCAAGTACACGAATACTGCCAACTGCTAACAAAACCGGGACTTGTTTACCCTGAGAATGTAGCTAGTTTGAATGTGTCATCTATTCATTGGGGATGGCTCAGTCAGGAACGGCGAAGTGAACGGGAAGATTTATATGAACAGATTCCTGGCTCTCACATTGCTAAAGGTAGCCTGACAAAGCGATCTCACACTGTTAAAACTTTATGGAAAGGATTACTATAAATGAGCGAGACATCAGAATTAAAAGAAATCGGTTTTAGCGAGGCATTAAAAATTGTTGAAAGTTGGGATGTGCCATTGGCTGAGATTGGGCAGGAAATTTGCGAATGTGGGGAGGAGCTTGTAATACAAAAACAAATTTCAGGTGTTTTTGATTCTACCAGATACCATTCGCATATAAGTGGTGTACTATTATACTGCCCACATTGTCATAGAGCTTATAAGTCAATAACAGAGAATTCGTGGGTGGTTGACTGATGAAAATTGCCGTGTTTACTCATCACATTGGTTCAAGCGGTTTACGACCATCAGGTCAATATGGCGGTGGTGAATTACTCACTTTTGGTTGGCTGAAAGCCCTCAGTGAATACTACGAAGTAATGGCAGTTGTGCAAAACGGTGTATATCCAGGCTTTGATAATGCTATTGAATACGGCATTGACTTGTCTAAGATTGATTGGCGACCTATAGGGGATAGTGCTGACTGGATTAGAAAGTACGATGTTTTAATCAACATCAGCCATAGTTCCTTTATGCCCCCCATTGCCAAACGCAACATAATGTTGGTTATGTTCCCTCAATATCCTCAATGGGACATATCAGGCTATGATACTGTAATAGGCATCAGCGATTTTACATCAAAGTGGATTAAGAATTATTGGGGGCGCGAGGCTACTACAATTTATCCTCCATTACCAGTTCAGGACATCATCAGCAAAGCACAGCTTGATGATAAGATGAACAATATTATGGCAATTGGGCGGTTTTTCAACGTCCCTCACGGCAATAACAAAAGCCATACTAATTTAATTTCAGCTTTTCAGGGGATGTATCGCCCTGATGCCTCACTGACTTTTGTTGGGTCAGTACAGGACAGGAATTATTACAATGAGGTTAGACAGGCGGCGGGGAATGACAAACGTATTCGATTTTATCACGATTTGAACCGCGAAGCGTATCTGGCCCTATTAAGTAAGTCACGATTTTTGTGGCACGCGGCGGGATTTGAGACGTTAAAACCTGCCAGCAAAGAACACTTTGGGATTATTGCAGTTGAGGCATTAGCGGCAGGTGTGCAGCCATTTGTATTTAATGATGGGGCATTGTTGAGATTGATGGGGTTAAACCGTGGAATACAACCGCAGAACTGTCGGAATTAACGGTGCAAGCTCTGGAAGGGCAGATGTCGCTTAAGCCTGAGACAATGCAGAAACGGGCAATGCGCTTTGATATTGACCGGATTAAAACTGACATCCTTAAGGTTGTCGAAGATGAAAATGTGGTATTGTACCCTAAACCTGAACAGGGAAAAGTGTACTCAGGCGATCCAAAACCATCTGATATTAAGGTGGGTATTTTTGGCGATGACCCCAACATTACTACTGGCTTTGGGGCTGTTAGCCGGGCAATTACCAAAGGCTTAATTGCGAAAGGATTTAGAGTAGCGAACTTGGGTATTCAGAACCCAATGACCGGCAAAACACGGTTAGTACCAGAAGATATGAAACGCATCTTTAATGAAGCTGTTTTTGATAAGAATAATCACACTGCCAGTCAAATGCAACAGGCTTTTTATGACAAGCTGGCAAATACTGAATTGAGTACAACCTGGCGTGGTTGCGCTCACGACCCGTCAGGGTTCGGATTAATTGGTCAGTTTATGGATGTTGAACAGCCTGACGTAGTGTTCATTAACTACGATCCAGGCAATATCAGAAATATTCTTGATAAACTTCGTGATACTAAGAAGTCTGCCCCAATTGTGGCCTATGTGCCGATTGAGGGCAGTCCGGTCATCCCTCAGTACATTGACCTGTTACGTACCATAAAGGTAATGAATGGTGAGCCAATTCTGTATACCAGATACGGGCAAAAAGCAGTCAAGGAAGCTAACGGGCCAGACCTGAAATTTGCATATCACGGGGCAGACCACGCAGATTTTCGCAAGTTTGACGCTGAACATCGTAAACAACTGAGGTTGGCGGTTGGCTGGCAAAACAAGAAAGTAATGATGTTTGTGGGGCGTAATAAGCGCACCAAAGGCATTGACACCTTGCTACAAACTGCCAGACTATTAAAAGACAAAGGTCGTGATGACATTGTGTGGTATATCCATACGCACGTTTGGGATGCAATGCCAAATAGTTCGATGCCGCTTGACCAGTTAGTGCATATTTACGGCGTAGCAGATAGGGTATTTTTTCCTGATATAAATCATCAGGTCTATGGTATCCCTTACGATGAACCGGCTTCATACGGTCAGATTGACGAAAATGATTCACTTGATAAGATTTATCGCACGAATCTAAATTCGCTATCAATGATTGAACGCTACAATATTGCTGATGCGTTCATTAACGCGTCAGAGTTGGAAGGTCACGGGTTGCCATATATTGAGGCAATGGGATGCGGTTTACCAATCATCAGCATTGACGATAAAGCAGTCCAACAGGAGATTTTGGGGGAAGCAGCAATGTATGTACCGGCTCATCATTTTGATGTATTCCACACCGGGGCCAGGCTTGCTCAAGGCAGTCCTAAAGATTTTGCTGGTGCTATCCTGGAGCTTGTCAGTAATCAGGCGTTATATAATGAGATGCAAGCGAAAAGTCTTAAACGGTATCAAGACTTTAAGTGGCAGAATACAGTAGATACCATAGCTCAAGCTATTATGGAAAGGTATACAACCTAGATGGCAAATTTACAACGTAACTATCCAGTTAATAAAAAACCTGTTGTCAGAGAAGAGAAAAAACCAGAACTACCGCCCAATGGTACTTTTTGGAAATGTGGAGGATGTGGGTCTGACAACTTTGGTAAATTTGTTGATGGCGTGCTTCATATCAAATACAGGGAACGGTTAATGACTGCTAGTGGCATCATTACTGTCACTTGCCGAATGTGTGGGGCAATTAATACAATTGACCTGGCAATCTATCCTTACAAAGTTAATGTTCACTTTGGGGCTGATGAATTTCAGGTTGAAATCACTGAGGCGGCTCTTAGATTAGCTCAGGAACATAAACTTAATATTAAACGATTACAGGGGACTGGTAAGGATGGAAAAATCGTTGTAGGTGATGTTAAGGGGTTTCTTGGCTTAAAATAGTTTGACACTGATATGATTCTATGGTATCATAGTTTTAATCATTGCTTTCACTCATTTTATTCTCCTTTGGCTTACCCCCGCGGTTGCTCCACCGCGGGGGCCTTTTTTATTGCATTGCAATAGCTTGACATTCGTAACATAATGTGATACTATAGTCATCATAGATATGTAAACTAAAATGCGCTTTGACTGCATTAGCGGTCAAGGCGCATTTTTTTATGCCTACAAAAAATCAGGAGAACATAATTATGGCAGCTTCATCGAACAATGCTGCTCAACAGGCTAGAAGCAAACGGTATGGTATTGCTATCAGAGATGATGGTAATGTAACCAAGCCGGGAGAATGGGAAAGCCTGTCTGACAGTCAATTTGCCGATCCGGTCAATTATATGTACCCCATACCAGATAAAAAGCACGCTATCAGTGCCAAATCGTACTTTACTCAACATAAAGATAAATATGATACTAACAGTCAATCAGTTGTCAGAGGCAGAATTAACAGACTGTCCCGCAAATATGGGGTTGATCCGCTTGATGCCAATGCTGAAATTGAACCTCAAGAATTTGAAAAGACCTGGATTGTCGGGCGCATTGAATTGGAAAACGTTGACGGTGAAGAATTTGTTCACATTCCCGCGGCCAGAGTAGCTACCTTCAAACATCCGTGGTATGGCGAACTGTATTTTGACCAGGATTTTTACGAAAGTATGATTGATAATTTCAATACGGGTGTGCTTGGCACTGATGTGGCTATCAATGCCGAACATAGCAAAGGGCCGTATGGCGATGCCGCTTTGGGGTGGATTGAAGAGCCAACTTTGAGTAGTGACGGTACGTTTGACTTGAAGGTTAAGCCGACTCCTACCGGTAAGTCTTTGTTTGGAAACGAATATCGCTACGCTTCAATGGAAGTAATGCAAAACTTTATTGACCAGGAAACCGGCATTGAGTATGGGCCAACCCTGGTAGGTTGTGCCATTACGAACCGCCCTTTCGTGCATCGCAATGATGCCATTGACCCTATTCTATCTTTTGACCGAACCATTTATGATGAAGTCAAGCCTGAATGGGAACGGGTTGAAGATTACACTGGAAAGATTCAACTCGACTACGCTGGAACTGACTCGACTACTGCTGACAGTAGCGCAGTTTATTATATGTATTCACCCATTTTTATTAGCGAAACTGAACAGAAAGGAGGCAAACCAATGCCGGAAAAAAATGATACTGCATTGGAACAGCCAACCACCACGCAAATTCAGGCATTAGAATTGCCTGATGGCACGCAAGTAACTGCGGCTGATGTTCAGGCTTTGATGGCTACTGTCAATGAAAGTCGGCAGAAAGCCAAACAAGCTGACATTCAGCGCATTGTTGATACCGCCAAGAATCGGGGTGTAGCCCCGGCGGTGCTCAGCATTGCAGAAGCGTTGCTTGACAAAGCCGAACCTGATGCTCAGGCGGTGGTTAAGCTGGAAGATGGTGTGGAAGTCAACACCTTCAATGCAATCGCTAAATTGCTGGAAATTGTTCCCGGGAAAGAAATGACTGAAAAAACCGAAACGATTGAAGGCGAAAAACCAAAAGCGGCCAAGCACGAAAAAGTTGAATTGTCGTTGGATGAGGCTGAGAATATGGCGCGTGAAGCCCGTAAACGCCTGAACATCGGCAGTCCTCAGCAAGTCGAATTGGCTCAATAAGCCAGAAAGGAAAGATAAGAAATGCCAGTTTCTCCGGTAATTAGTTCTTATGAAGGCATTAAGGGTAATCTTATCGCCGCTGGTGAGCCTACTATGGCCTCATACACGGTTGATTACCAGTATGTCACCGAACTGACTCTGCCTGGCAGTGGAGACAGTCGGAAAATTGTTCAAGAGGGGCAAGTGATGGCTTTAGACCCTTCCAGTCGCAAAATTGTACCGAATTACAGTGCTTATGGCTTCAGTGCTGTCGGTGTCAACGTGCAAGATGTTGACGTAACCGATGGTGACGAGGCTTTAGGCGTTGTCTATGACGGTACGGTGGCTGAACCAGTTTGTATTGATAATGGTACGTTGGGTACGGTGCTGGCAGCTACCAAGACTGCTTTGGCTGACCGTATTCAATTTACCCGCAAAGCACGGTTATAAGGAGGATTTGAGATGCCAACCACTATCCCTGCATTTTTGCGTAATCCTCAACTTACCGGCTATGTCCGCACGACTGATGTCCCTAAAAACTACTTGTTTGAACGGTGGTGTCCGTCTGAGGGTGTTGAGGCCGATGAGTTTGAAGGTTTAGTTGTACTAGATCAAGTTCAAATGGCTCCGTTTGTAGCGGTTGACGCTGAATCGCCTAAAATCAACGGTGATTTGATATCAAGCTATAAATGGCAAGTAGCTTTTATGCGCCATAAGGCTCGCTTCAAAGAAAGTGATTTGCGGGTTTTTTGGGAACCGGGTGTTGATGACCCGAATACGCTGGCTTTTGCTTCCAGCCGAGCGCGTGAAACGAAAATTCGCCGGGCGATTGATGCCCTGAGTATGGGTGTTGATGCCCGTAAAGAATGGGTTTTCTGGAACGCGATGGCTGGTAGTGTAGCCTACGATGATGAAAACATTCAGTATGAAATCAACTTTGACGGGGCTTACATTGGTTCATCGAATCGCAAAACCCCCGATACGTTGTGGAGTGCAGCCAGTCCGACTCCCATCACTGATCTGTCAGATTGGATTGAAGAAATCAGTGATGAAAGCGGAATTGATGAATGGATTATGGTCACTACGCCAAAAGTGCTTGGCCTGCTTTCCCGCAGTGAACAAGTACGACAAATGTGGTCTGTGTTCCGGTCTAATCCTGCCGCGGCTGAACCTGACAGTCTGAACCCTGTTACACCAGTTCAAGTCAGTGGGGCGATGCAACAGTTGGGTATTATGGAAGTAATCAAATACACAGCTAAGTACACATCTTTGACTTACGCGGTTAATAAAACTGCTACTCGTACCAAGACCCGCTTCATCAACGACAACGACATCTTCCTACTACCTGCCAATCAGCAATTGGGACGTTTCGCCTCTGCTCCGGCAATGGCAAACAACTGGATGTCAGGCAAGTTCGGGTGGAACAAGCAAGAAACTGACCCGTGGGTGCTGGAGGTGGGGGCGGGGGAATACGCCTGGATTGACTTCCCCCCTCCGATGCACAACAGCGTTCTGCAAGCTCGCGTAGCGTAAGGTTAGATAATGGCTAACAACGGCGATATTACATACATTGATATTGAAGCATTTCTAGCACTTGGTCGCGATTTTCCTGAAACAAGTACCACGACTTTGACCCAGAGTGATGTTGATGAGATATGTACTAATATCAATGCCGATGTAAACCTCATCCTGGAACGATTAGGTTTCGAGTTGCCGGTCACTGGCACAAATTCT